GAGATCGAGTACCTGCAAAAGGTCCATGACGTGAAGCAGATGCTCTACGACATGGACACGCGCCGAATGCTCCTCGAAGAGGAGTTGACGCTCAAGCGGCTCGGCTACAAGGCCGACGAGATCAAGGCGCGGATTGCGGAACTGACCGGCCAGCGCAAAGAGATCCGCGACCAGGGCGACGAGGCCAACGACGCCGCGATCCGTGCGACGCGAGAGAACGCCGCCAACCGGACGGCGCAACTGGTGCGCGACCACAACCGGCAGATCTTCGACTCGCTCAAGCAGCAGGCCGGGGGCGTGTTCGACGCGCTCCTGTCCAAGTCGCAGTCGGTATGGAAGGCAATCGGCAACTCGCTCAAGACCGCGCTGCTGACGGCCATCAAAGAGGTCGTTACCTCGCGGGTCGCGGCCACGTTGATGTACATGTTCACCGGCCAGAAGGTGTCGTTTGCGGGCGGTGGCGCGGGGCCTGGCGGTAGCGGCGGGATGCTGAGCGGGCTGGGCGGTCTGCTGGGTATCGGCGCGGTCCCGGTCTTCGGCGGAACGGGCGGCTGGACGCCAGGTTCGGCTACGCCTCCGGGTGGTATGGCAGCGGTTGGCGGTGGCATGAGCCAGCAGCAGGCGGCGCAAATCGTCCTGGGCACAGCGGCGGGCGGCGGCACGGCTGCCGGTGGTGGTGGCGTCACGTCGAAGGCGGGCGTTGGCATCCTGGCCAACCTCAAGCAGAGCATCGCCGGCTGGAAGGATATGCTGACCAAGCTCGGCAACATCGGCTTCAAGCCCGAACGGTGGAGCATGGATGAAGCCGGGAACATGACCAAGATCGCGGACGCCAGAGGCATCGGCGGCATGAAGGGCGGCGCCATGCTGGCCGGCGGGGCGATCCTGGCGATGGACGGACTCCGGCGCGGCGGCAAACTCGGGGTCGCGGAAACGACGGCGGGCGGCGCGCTCATCGGTGCGAAGTTCGGCGGGCCGTTGGGCGCGTTGATCGGTGGCATCGCCGGGTTCGCGGCGGGCATGGTCCGGTTGTTCATCAAGGGCGCAGTCGAGAAGGCGCGCCAGAAGATCAAGGACCTGTACGGCGTCGATATTCCCGACAAGGCCCTCCTCCAGCAGATCGTGGATACTGCGAAGCAGTCTTACGGTGGCAACCTCGACATGGCGATCCGGACGGCGCAGATCCGCGACCTGATTCAGTTGTACGCCATGAGCACCGGGCAGCAGACCAAAGGGATGCCCGCCCAGGTTCACCCGCTCGACCTCGTGCAGAAGGGCGGGTCGCTCTACCAGTCCCCCGGTTACAGCAACGGGACGGCGCTCCCCGGTATGGGAGGTCTGCCCACGCTCGACAGCATTGGCGGCGGCGTGGCCTCCGGCGCGGGGCCTGTGGTGATCCAACTCGACGGTCCAGCGACCACCAGCCTGCTGCGTGGCGAGGCGGTGAACGCCATCGCCAGCAACCCGCGCGTGGTTGCTGGCGCGTCGTTGAGTGCGGCGCGGTCCAACGCTGGCCGGCGGGAATTGACCAGCCTGCAACTGAGTCCCGGCCTGGTGACCTCGTAATGCCTGGGTCGGTTGCCAACGCCGCGCCGGCCACGGTCATGCCAAACAGCCTGTCGAGCGCGTTCGTCCACACGCGCGAGTACCCGGTTATCGACAACGAGTATCGAAACGGCGAGTCGCAGCGGTCGGCGCAGGCGGCGACCAGTCGCAAAAAGTGGACGCTCACGAAGCGGTTGACGCCCTCGCAGTTGGCCGCGCTGCGGGCATTCTACGATGCGCGGAACGGGACGCACGAACCGTTCTACTTTTACGACCCGTACGAGACGAACCCGAAGTTCTCGTATGACCCGACCGGTGTGGCGGTGACCGGGAGGTACATCGTTAGGTTCAACTCGGACTGGAGCCAGTCGGTCACGCCCGGCAGGTCGGACGTTCAGATCGAAGTGATCGAACTCGCTTAGCTCAAGAAGTGGACTCCATCCACATCGAGTTCCAGCCCAAGGTGCCGCTGGGCGTGAAGTCCGGGTCGCAAACCCGGGGGGAGAAGAGCTATCCAAGCGCCGGCGGCGACATCTCATTTGTCTCCCGTGATGCGTCAAGTGGCGATATGTCACACTTGTAGCGTGAAGGTCCTCAGGTACATCGAGCTCAAAACGGGCCATTCCGATAATGGCCCTGCATGGATTGCTTACGTCGCCCCGTCTAAGTCGGGCCGGACTTTGTACTTCAATGGCAGGGGCTTGATGAAGCTCAAAGGGCAACGGCGGGGGGACTCGGGTGGTAACTATATCGACATGGAGACTGGGGAATTCTTTTGGGTTTCTGGTGTCAAGAAGAACGGCCAAGATCGCCACTGGGCCGGTTCGGGCAAGGTTCTGATTGAGGCGGCCGCCGTCTCGGAGTACCTGGGAACAATCAAAGCTGAGGCGCTCGACACATCGCGCTGTCAGATCACAGACTCGATCGTCCAAACCGATATTGAGAGACTCTCCGCGCTGGCAAATGCTTCGGGTCGGGGCTGGCCCGATGATCCAACCGCAGGGCCATACTCGTTCGTCCGGAACGTGACCTTCTCAGCGGACAGTCGGGAAACGGATCAATCGGACAAGTAGCCCAGGACCCGCGTCGGGCTATTAAGCGGCATTCCTGCGACTCGATACCGGTGCAGTCGTCTCGCTCACGTTGCCATTGGCAAGAAAGCTCTCCCACCGATCGTGTTGTCTATCGCCATAAGTTGCAGGAGAAATGAATCGAGGCCTGCGGGCTCGATCGGAATGCGAAGCGCCACAGATTCGGGCTCACCTAAGGCTCTACACGCGTCACCTCGAAGCTTCACCTCGACGACGGCGTGGCCGCGAGAATCCAAACAAGAGAACCCCATTATGACGCCACCGTCGGCGTGACTCGGATCAAAGGTACCGAGTTCGACGCTCCGTAAATCGCTTCCGCTGGTCGGGAATCCACGGAGAGAGTCCGCCAGCTGCGGCAAGTCACAGTGGTTCAAGTAGACTTCGGCTCGGCCCGAGAAATGTCCGTTCGAGCAGCCAACCACGACTTCGATCATATCCAGGTCAAACCAGATAACCTCGAAACAAATTCCGTTCTCCACTCGTCGATCTCCGCGCTCCTGCTTATTGGAGCACGGGACAAGCTCTGGACACAAAGCGAAAAACCCAGGGGTGCGCGCCTCAATTGACTCTAGTCGTAGACTCGGACCTCTGTCCCGCCATCTGCGGCGCACGCCGCCACCATTGCCCGCAGCGACGTGTCTTCATTTGCTCCTGACGGACAGCTAATCCCCCATGCCTGACACCATCGGCAACATTAGCGTTCCAGAGATCGCCGCTGCCGGCACGTTCCCCATCGTGTCCGAGTACCCGTACGGGCGCGCAAGCCATCCGGACGTGGCGATCCACCAGTTCGGGTCGGGAAACGCGAAGATTGAGCAGCGGTTCCTGCTGGGCACCGGCGCGCGGCGGTTCACCTTGCGGCGCACGTGGATGAACGACTCCCAGCGCATCGCCCTCCGGAACTTCTGGGAGTCGAAGTACGGGCCCTACGGCGCGTTCACCTACAACGCGCCCAACGATGACGGCAACGGGACGACCGCGTTCACCTGCCGTTTTGCCAACGAGCCGCTGTCCTGGCAAATGGTCGCGGACTGGGTGTGTTCGGTCGGTATCACGCTGATCGAGATCCCCACCGGAACTCCGGCCTACACTCTCAACTCAACCGTGACCCGGTTCCCATCCGGAGGGCTGGCAACCGCGCTCCTTTCGCAGGTCCAGCAGGTCGTCCCTCTCGTCAAGATCGTTCCGCTCCAAGCCGGGTACCCCGCGATCTATCTCTCAGACCGACGCTGCACAGTGGGCGGGCAACTCTACCAGGCGCGGCTGATCGACTTCGACGGCATCACGCAGGGCATGGGCAACGAGTCCGACAACGCCTCGTTCACGTTCGGCAACGCGGATCGGGTGATGCGCGAGCTCGCCAACGACGTGGACTTGTACCGCGCGGCGCTCTCGTTCTCGTTGTTCCACGTCGGCACCGGCGTCAAGCTCGACCTGTGGAAGGGCGACATCGTGGACTGGTCCTGCGACTCCGGGCCCGAGTTCAAGGTCACGGCGTCCGATGGACTGTACGAGTTGAACCTGCCGTACCCGACGCGCAAGATCTCCCGCACCTGCTGGAAGGCGTTCAACACGCAGGCGTGCCCGTACGCCGACCACGGCGCGATGGACCTGGTTCACTTTCCGGACGGCGCGGCCAACTCCTGCGACAAGAACTATGACACGCCGAACGGGTGTCTCGCGCACGGGATGAAGCACTACTACGGCGGGATCATCGCGGAACCGCAAGGCGTCCGGATCAAGGACAACTCGACCGGCGTGTGGGGTTTCGGCAGGTCCATGCTCACCAGCGTGTCGCTGGTCGCGGACTCGATTTACGACCAGGTGCTGCCGGAGGTGTACACGGACACGGAGATGCCGGTCAACTGCAAGGTCGCGGCGGGCCGGGACGAGAGCGATTTCTACGAGGCGCTCGGGATCGTGGGCGAGGGACCGCTGGTGGCCTACACCCCGACCCACTATGAGGACAAGGACGGCGACGGCAACGCGGAGACGCTGGTGGGCCACACGCTCGACGGGCAGGCGCACCACGGCTTTCCCAAGAACGACTATGGCCTGCGCCTGGTGACCGGCGCCGATCCGGCCGGAGCCAGTGACTTCTTCTCGCTTGACCAGTCCGGCAACCAGACCGGCGGCGACTTCCGGAAGGTGTACTCGGGCGCATCGACGTTCAAGGACAACTTTGCGGCGGGCACGGCATTCGTCGTGATCCGCAGGTCAGACGCGAAGGGCCTGCAACTTTCGAATCCCGGCGACCACGCAATGATCGCCACCGTCGCGCAGGGCCTGAGCGGGTGGGTGTGGACAAGTCCCGGCGTCCGCGTTTACGGACCGTGCATGGTGAACCCCGTATGGATCGCGGTCAACATGCTGTTCCGTGCGCGAGGCCTCCGGTTGGGCGCGGATGCCACAACGGCCCAACTCAACGCCGCCGAAGCCCTGTTCGATGTGCAGGCGGCGATCGCCGCCGCCGAGATCTGCAACGACTCCGTTACCAAGATGGTCGGCGTCGGCAGCGAGACGCAGTTCGCGTTCCGCGGCACGCTCCAGGAGGAGAAGCCCCTGCGGGACTGGCTCCAGGAAGTGCTGATGAACTGCCTCGGCTACTACACGTTCGCGTTCGGCAAGCTCCGCATCGGCATCCGCGAGAACAGCAGCGCGGTTGAAGCGTTCACGGACGGCAATATCCTATTCCGGAGCCTGCAACTGGCTCCGGCCAAGCCCTCGTTCAACCACCTCACCGCCAACTTCGCGGACCAGGACTTCGCGTTCGTGAACAACAGCGTGGCGGTTTACGATATCGACCACGCCGTCCAGATCGGCGGCGGCGCGGGTCCGATGTATCTGAAGTCCACGGTCAATCTTTGCGGCACGTCCACCAAGAGCCAAGCCGCCCGGATCGTGAGCACCCGGTTGCGCGAGGAGTTAGGCGGAACCAGCGCCGCGGAATGGAAGGCCGCCCGGCAGATCGGCTTCAAGACCACGGTGCTCGCGCTCAACACGGAACCCGGCATGGTCTGCTCGATGACCCACGCCGACATGCCTGGTGGCGCCGGAGAGTTCCGCGTCGTCTCCTGGCGGTTGAACAAGGACTTCTCCATCGACGTGCAGGGCCGCACGACCACGGACTCGATGTACGATCTTGTGGCTGGCCCGAAGCCCGCCGACGTGGTGCCGACGCCGGTTCCGGAAGAGATCCTCTACGACACCGGATTGCCCGGACTCGTAAGTGGCACGCCGAAGCTCGCGGATTACGGCACGTTCGCGTTGGACGATATCGAGGTCGCGCCGGATGCGGCGGGCAACATGAACATCGTGTCCGCGCACGAGATCGCCATGTCGCTGTACTACGTGGACGAGTTGGCGACGGATCTTTGGGCGAGCATCGACGCCGCCATCGACAAAGACACCGACCCGCTCTCCGTGTCTTGCACGGTCAACCCCGCCACGTCGCGCGTGTTCCGGGTGGGCGACTTCGTGATGTTCAACGACGAGCACCAGAATCCGGACGTTGGGTACCTCCGGGCCTATGAGTGCATGCAGATCATCGGTCCCGGCAACGTGGGAGACGTGGTGCCGACCGGTGAGTTCCACTTCGCGCGGAAATGGGACGACGACGCGCGACCCGGCATGGCCTGTTTCGAGACTCTGAAGTGCGCACACCCGCAGGGAATGCGCTTCTTCAAGATCGACTACAAGACCTTCACGTACTCGGTGCAGAAGGGCTTCTTCCGGACGCCGGGCCTCCCGGCGCGTGTGGAGGCGAACCTCCCCTCTGCCTGTATCGTCGCGGCCGTCGTCGGCGTGGCCAACCACTTCGGCTATGGCGAGATGCGGACGTTCGGGCTGTACCATCACAGCGAACCGTTCACTCCGGGCGCCCGGACGTGTAACGGCGGTGCGTACTCGTTCCAGATCTCCGGCCCTCTGGCGGTCGCGGACACGGTGGTCATCCCGATGCGCGTCCACGATAGCGCCTCGATCCGGTGCATCTTCGCGTATGTTCAGCAGGCGACCACAGACGGCCAAAGCGCGTTTATGGTGAAGTACTCGAAGGACGACGGAGCGACCTGGCGGCCGCTGGAGTACATGGGCATCGCGCAGAAGCTTCCGGATGGCTACAAGAACACGTACGATTTCGTGGTCGAGGACGGGTACGGCAAGCCGCAGACGCGCCGCCTGCCGTACAACGACTTCGGCATCGTGCTCTACCAGGATGTGGCCGCCAGCACTGACTCGCAGACCGTTCGGACGGCTTCATACGGGGCAAACCGGCTTGGCTTCGATGTAGGCGAGTTCGTCCACATCAATCTCGGCAAGGCGGACGAGGAGTATGTCCAGGTGCTCGCGGCTGAGCCGGAAAACCAGACGTTCACGGCGGTGTTCGCCAAGGACCACGTGATGGGCGCGACGGTGCGCCCCACTATTTGGCCGACGCCGATTCTAAACGAGGGCGACAGCCTCGCGTTCGATATCCTCGGGGTGGCGAGCCCGGACCCTGGTTCCGACTTGACGGTGGTGATTCAGACCTAGCGCTATCAAATTTGAGTTAGCATCGTCGTGAGGGCCTCCAACGTGGCGCGAGTCCTACGTTTTCGTACAGCCGCTTTTGACATCACGAAGGAGCGGCCAAATCCGATCAATCCAATCCCAGGGGAGTCTCTTTTACTCTGGCTCATCGACAAGGCCAAAAGTTCGGTCGAGATTTCCGCGCCCGATAGCGAGGACTGGGGCTGGTACAGTCACGCGGACTGGATGGGCCGCAAATACCTGCTTGGCGCAAGCGCGTGCGCCGAAGAGCATGACGGGCAGAGAGAATGGGTTCTGCAGATCGATAAACACCGGTCTGTGAAAGAGAAGCTCCTGGGCTGGGAGCGGATGAGCCAGGATGACGAGTGCGCTCAGTACTTCCACAGCCTCATCGAGCAGGAAGCAAGCTTTCGGGAAGTTTCAGTTGATCCGGAGCCGTAAGCGCCACTGCTTCGAAGATGTCGTCCAGGCTCGGCGTCACCAGCCAGTCAATTGCAGGATGCCGCAGTTTAAAACTCAAGATGAGCAGCCCAGCGGATTCAATGAACATCGTCGCCGAGATAACACGGCCGGCGCTTGAGGAAGCGCTCGGTCTCACGGGTAAGCAGGATGCCCTCCCCAGGCGACTGCTTGATTACTGGGCATTCGCGGTAGGATTCGCGCAGGGCGGAGTCATGTTGTATTTCGGAATTCGAGGCGTAGTCGGCTACTCCTTGGGGCCCGACCGAGACGTGGTGAGGTTCTTCTTCTCTCTTGTCATAGCTGCGATTCCTGTTGCGTTCGCCGCGTGGATCGCTCGAAAGGAGCTAAGCAGGCGACGCTTGCTCCGATCGCTATTGGGGCACGTTACACTTTCGATCACGGCAAGCGGGATACGGGGTTCGGCTCCGGGATACCCCTCTCAGAATTGGCAATGGGACGAGTTACGAGGATACCGCGTGGGCCGTCACGCGATAGTCTGTCAATCGAGCAAAGGTCCCGGCTTCATTGTGATACCGATCGGAAATCTGTCGAGCGGAGACCTCGCCCAAGTCCGCGCACACTTGGCTACCCATCTACCTGAGATGGATTCCCGGCAGTTGCGTGAATTGTAGCCCTTGGCGTACTCTCCCGTTGGGACGAGCCTTTCGGGCGTAATCCGTATCCTGTTTCTCGATACCTCGGCCATTCCCGCCCCTGAATCCTAAAGTTTTCCGTGGCTGCTGAATCTCTCCGCATTTTCGACCCCCGCCGCAACTTCCAGTTGCAGGGATTCACTGGCCGCGCCGCCACTACCACGCTGCACGATGCGTCCGCGACCGGTGTGTCCATTTCCGGCATCTTTCAGGCCGCCGAGGATTTCGCGGTCCTGGGCCTCTACAACGCCTATGACTACTTCAATCACCTGCGCCTGAAGCACCTGCCGCGGACCGACCTCTCTGGCCTTACGCTGGCGTTCGATTTCGAGTACGATCACGACCTCGACGGCGCCATGCGGCTCGATGCCGCCAAGTACCCGTCCGTTTCTTGGGACGCGGTGACATTCATTTGCGGCGCGGGCACTCCGCAGGACACGTACGAAGTTCGGCTGCTCGATTACGCCAAGGCCATCGGCGGCGACGAGATGCCCGCCAGGTGCGGCATGGAAGTCTCCGGTCGGGAGATACTCGACGGCGGGATCGATTGGCTCCATCTGTTTTTCCGCGACACGCGCTTCACGGTCACGAGCACGGATTGTCGCGCACAGACGCAGGCGTGGATGCCCTTTGGCCCGAACATCGATCCGGATACCGGCGTTCAGTCCTACACGCACATATGGGTCCACGACCAGTCGGAGTTTGCGCCGGGCGACACGATCACCATCGAGCGCACCGGGACCAACGAGGAGACCACGGCAGTGATCGAGACCGGCGTCGATCCCGCTTCGGGGCCGTACCTGCTGGCGTGGGTCACGCAGTCGCACACGTCGGATGTGTACATCACCCGCGAGACGCATGCGATCCATCTTGTGCAGAGACTCGCAGGAATCATCAACGCCTCGGGCGACAGCGTCGCTGGCCGCTTCGGCCCGGACCAGTCGGGGGTCATCTCCGCGCGGGCAGGCGGCGGCGGCAGTTACCAGTCCGGCGCCTTGTACTTGGAGTTCAAGAGCAGCACAGCGGATGGATCGCTCTACGGGAAACTCGGCAATCTAGGTCGCGTCCTGGTGACGCATGGGCGCACGATCGATGGCGATCCCGACGAGAACCGAGGCTTCGTCTGGGCCGACGGCTCCGGCACGACGTATCGCTTCCGTGGCGGCGACGACGACACGCGCTACCGGATCGACCTGCCGTTCGGCGCGCTGACGGACAAGCAGGGGCGGCGGGTACCGACCGAAAACTGCCGCAAGATCTACATGGTTTTCGCGCCCCGCTTCGAGCGCACAGAGGAGGAGATGGAGGACGGGTGCTTCCTCGCCACCAATGTGAGCGCGTCAAACACCATCTGGAGCGTGGACGATATCTCGAAGCTCACCGGCGGGCGGTACTTCGTGGGCGACGGCACAACGGAAGAGCGCATCCTGCTCGGGCAGGCGCTCCCTGGTCAGATCACCGTCACGCGCGGGTATGAGAGCACGACGCCGCAGCCATGGCCCTCCGGCACCCGCGTGAGCAAACTCTCGCCGAAGAGCGGGTTCTCCTCCGACGTGGAGTGGCGCGCGACCATCTCGAACATCGCGGTTACGGGCGACGCCGGCCTCAAAGTGGGCGGCGCGGCCGCGCGGATCGAGGAGTCGGACCCGCGCTGCAAGTACACCGGCTATTGGGAGGACTATAAGTACGACGCCGGATGGCCCTCGCAGTGGTGGAGCGGTGGGCACGCGCGACGCACCGCGCCAGCCAACGCCGGCGATCTCCGCAAGGTCAGCCTCAGCTATTCACAGACGCAGCAGCACGATCTCTACCTCGGCACGTTCCTGAACACGGACTGCGGTTGGATCAGCGTGACCCTGGACGGCGTGGAGGTGCCGGGTTCCCCGTTCGATCTCTACCGGTATGAGTATGGCGGCACCGCAGCCAACGTCCTCATCGCCTCGGGCGTTGCGCCCGGCAACCACACGGTCGAAATCACGGCGCTCTACCGGACCACAAACGGCGGTTATTACTTCTATTTCGACTATCTGTGGCCGCTGGTGCCGCAGGACGTCCCGGACGCGCCCGCAGACTATCCGAACGTGTCACTCGCCATCGACTTCGACACGGACCACGGCTACAAGAAGCCCCCCGCGTGGCATCTATGGCAACTCCAGAAGCTCGGGTTCAGGGGCCACGCGGACGTGTACATGGGCGTCTTCTGGAACAACAAGCGCCAGCGTGTGGGCGCCACGTACCCGTACGCTACGATTGCGTTCTCCGGTGACCCGGCGCCGGGCGACGTGGTGTCGTTCTCGATCGGCGGGACCACCATCGCGCACGCCATCGGTTATGGCGAGACGCTACAGGAGATCGTGTCGCACTTCCGCGCGGCCATCAACGGCATGTTCGCCGGCGTATGGGCCAACGATGGCTTCGGCACGAGCACGACGCTGCGGATCCAGTCCAAGGCTCCCAGCTACACGTTCACCGGCCTCTCGGTGAGCGCGCCCAATTCCGTGACGCTCACGCTCTCCGATCACATGGGCACGGCAGGAGCAGAGGGAGATTGGGAGATTCTGGACTCCGCATCGCCGGTCATGACGGAAGGCGCGCGGCGGTGGATCAAGGATCTCGCCAGCCAGTTCCTGGCGGCCGGCATCAAGGCGTCGTTCGCCTTCTCGATGGAGGTCTACAACCCGCCTGCCGCGATGCGCGCCAAGTATCTCCGGTTCAGCGGCGGCCTAGTCGCGCCTGGCGAGGACGTGTTCCTCGAGGTCCCCTCGTATCAGATGCACTTCGGGACGCGCGTCCGGAACTATCTGCGCCAGATGTACAGGGAATGCGCCGACCAGATTGCGGCGGCCGGGCTGCCGGTCGTGCTTCAGTTTGGCGAGACGCAGTATTGGTACTTCGACAATCGTGCCCAGGATCCGCAGGGCGGGATGCCGTTTTACGACCAGGAGACGATCAGTGCGTTTCAGGCGGCGAAGGGTCACCAGATTTGGCCCTTCGTTTCTAATACGGATGATCCGGTTGGCGATCCGGCGCACCCAAGCGAGACTGCCTCGTTTCTGCGAGACCGGATTTGGTCGTATTGCCAGGACGTGATCTCTTACGTGCGGGCCGCCCATCCGGCCGCAGTCTTCGAATGCCTCTGGCCCCTGGATGCCAATCAGGGGAAGCCGTCTCCGGACCCGGCCTACCGCCGCCTGCTCATGTACGTGAACCTGCCGGCGCAGTGGAAGTCGTCCTCGTATGGGATCAAATACTTCCGCTGCGAAGGATTCGACTACGACGTTTGGCAGAAGAACGCAAAGCTCATGCGGCAGACGATGACGTTCCCGGCGCAGACGCTGGGACGACCCGCCTCAGAGTGCATGTACCTGGCCGGCCTGTACGGGCCTCCCGACCCGCCGATGGCACAGGCGTACGGGATGTGGCGGCAGGTTCCGTATTACTCGATGTGCTTCTGGGCCTTCGATCAATTTTGTCTGAACAGCAGGCCGGTTCCGTTAGAAGTGTGGAACCAATCGCCCGCCACGGCCACGGTCTACCACAAGCCGCGCGCCGCGCGTGCCGCGGAGGTCGCGCGTGTGGTTGACGTGGTTGCGCCCGCTGGTGGCGCGCTCAATCGCTTCAGGTTGAATGAGAGGAAGCTCAATGGCTAACTATCCTGGCGCAATCGATAGCGCCGCCAGCCTGTACACGCCGGTCGATGCGTTCTCTACGAAGCCCTTGGAGACAACCACGACGATCGCGGTGCAGGCTGGCGACTCCACAATCAGCGTGGCCTCCAGTTCCGGAGGCTTTGCCGCGAGCTATGGCGTCCTCTCGATTGACGACGAGTTGATCGTCTACACCGGCAAGACCGCGACGCAGTTCACAGGGTGCCAGCGTGGGGTGTTCGGCACAACCGCGGCCGCCCACAACAACGGCGCCGCCGTGAAAGCCAACATGGTCGCGGGCTTCATCACCGCACTTCAGTCGGCAGTCGTGGCCATTGAGAACGAGTTGGGCACCACCGCGGCCCGCAATTACATCCGGAAGGACGGCGCGGTCACGGTCACGGGCCTCAAGACGTTCCAGGAGGGAGCGGAGTTTGGCTCGGGTACGAAGGCGGGCACGGGTCTGGTACGCCTGCCCAATGCGGGCGCCGTAAAGTGGCGCAAGGCCGACAACTCCGGCGACATCGGCATCGCGCTCGGCGCAAACAACCACCTGGCGATGGACGCCATTGTCGACTTCGCTCCGGGGCAGACGTTCGGCTCGCCCACGTATCCAGACGCCACGACGGCTAGCAAGGGCATCGTACAGGTCGATCCGGTGGGCGGCCTGGCGGTGAACGCTGGCGTGATCTCCCTCGCAGGTACGGGCGTCACCCCTGGCAGCTATGCCAAGGTAACGGTAGATTCCTGGGGGCGGGCAACAGCGGGCGCACAACTCTCAGCCGGCGATCTGCCTGCACACACGCACGTGGCAGCGGATATCGTCTCGGGGTCGCTGCCGTTCCTGATTCAGAACAACGGCTCGCCGGTCGGAACGCGCCGCGCGCTGAACCTGATCCAGGGGGCCAACATCGGCCTCACGTTCCTGGACGTGCCCGCCAGCGACCGTGTGAACGTCACCATCGCGCTCTCATCGGTTCCGGCCCACACCCATGCGGAGGCCGACGTGACGAACCTCGCCACGGATCTTGCGGGCAAGGCTCCGCTCACCCATACCCACACGCAGGCAGACGTAACCGGCCTGGTCACCGCACTGTCTGGGAAGGCTCCAACGTCCCACACGCACACCGAAGCGGATATCACCGGTCTGGTAACGGACCTCGCCGGGAAGGCGGCGTCGGTCCACACGCACTCGTCGTCGCAGATCTCCGATGCGACCGCCGCCGCTACCGCGAGCACCGTGGTAATCCGCGACGGTTCGGGCGGCGCGAACTTCGCGTACGCGGCCGCCAACAACCTGTGGGCGTACCTCGACTCCCATCTCCAATCAGTCGAGTGCGGTGCGTTCCAGACGGCCGGCGGGCCGTACGAGAACATGGCGAAGTACTCCGAGGAGTTCAGCGTTGGTACGTGGGACAAGAACGGTGGCACCTGCACCGTGTCCGCCAACAGCTTGGTCGCGCCTGACGGCAATCAGACCGCCGACGCCGTTACAGCCAGTGGCGCGGCAGGCCTCATCCGGCAAAATATCGCGGGTCTGGTCGCCAACGGCCAATACACGTTTTACATTTGGCTCAAGGTCCCGTCTGGAACGATGACCGTGTCGCTCGGCATCCTCGACAACGGCTGGACCACGTGGCTCACCGGACCCACGGCGGTCACGCTCACCACGACGTGGCAGCGGCTCAAGGTGACCGCAACATTGACGGGCGGCGCCACGGCGCTCTGGGTGGCGATCGGCCATTACACCGATAGCTGGACGGCGGGCCTCTCGTTCCATGCGTGGGGTGCCTGCCTCCAGCAAGGTAACGATCCGAAGCGCGGGTACGCGCGCACGTGGGGATACCAGACAGCGCAGATTCTCGCGGGCGTGGCGTGCGGGCCCACGGTCATTTCGGCAATCAACACCACGGACTCGCCGCTGAAAGTGCGCGGTCCCGGTTCGAACCTCGCGGACCACACGCTGCTCGAAGTAACGGCGGGCGGCGAACTGATCATCGCCGGCGGCGCCGGGAACGGATACCGGCTCGCCGAGTTGATGGGAGTGACAAACCCGTCTGGATGGTCCGGGGTTCTCAAAGTGAAGAATCCCGCAGGTGTGACCGCAGGCTACATCCTGCTGTATTCGAACCCGTGATCGTCGGCCCGGCTCAGATTCCGAGTTGCCGACGGTCTTGCGTGACGGTTTGGAAACGCTCGTTCGACACCTTGCGGGATGCTGCGAATGGCCGTCGCCAAGGAATGGGAACCTAACGAGCGAGTCGCTCCAGAAAAGCCAAGAAGGAGGGGGCCTCCTTACGAAAGTCCCAGCTTCCAGTTCCGTGCATTGCCGTCAGAATCCGCGCATCGTCGACCGGCCTGTCTGTCAAATCCAACACGAATGGATCCGCTGCGTGATCGGCGATCACAACATAGTTGGCCGGCCAATCAGCAAGTGCTTCTTGCGTAGCGGCATTGCGGGAATAGCCAAGCTGCCCCGAAATTAGTTCTGCAGCCCCGTATAGGCGCAGCCCTTGGTAATATCGCCGATTCTCAATTGTCACCCGGAGCGGCGAGAACTTGCTGAGGAACTCCAGATAGACTGTTGGCAATGGCCACAAAGCCCGCACTGCGGTGAGGTCGGCGACTGATGAAGGCGTTAGCCAGTCCGTTGGGTTCATGACGTCCTGGCGCTGGCGGCGGCTTTTGGAGAGTTTTGTATCGAGACGGCTGGCCAAGAGATCAATCGTGCTCTCGGGCGTGTCCAGCTTCGGATGGCGAATTGGCTGGTCGAAGCCAGGGCCCTTGGGAAAGCCCGCTTCTTGCCATTGCCCAATTTCTGTCAAGGGTAGTTGTTCGTCTCGCCAGCGGCCGGGATCGGATGGCAAGCCCCGAATGAAGTGCTGGCCGCTGTCAATTGCCAATTCTCGGATGGCTTTGCTACGGTCTTCGGTCTTGTGAGAAGGATCCAACGCGAAGGCTACCAACTGCGAGTAGCTCGCAGCACCGAGGACCTTAACGAGACCTTCCAGACTCCAATAGGCGAGGTGGGGATCGACTAGACCCAACTCGAAGGCGGACCGGCAACCAAGATCGCCGGCTGCCACGATCTTCGCCAACTGCGCCATCGCGTGCGTTCTGCAGTGATCCAGAGGACCGCTAGCGGCATATTCAGCGAGGATGGACCGCACATCTGCAGCGTGGTCATCTCCTGCCCGCAGCAAACGTGCGATCAGACGATGTGTTTCGATCCCATCCTCAGACGCCATTAGCTTCTGGCGCAAGCTCGAGAAATTCAGGGTTCGCAGCGGCATTCGATACGAGTGTAGCCTGAAGCGAATTGGCAGTGAACCCAGAGAAGCGCGAGTGCTGCGTGAGTGTTCTCTTGCCTGATTTTCGCTGAACCACACTTCTCAGAAACTGGACGAGTTTTCGTAACAACCAATCCCAGAAGAGGACAACCCCATGAAGTTGATGCTGGATCATACCCAGCGTCTGAACCTGCACGCACTCCTGGGCGCGCAGCGGGCAGACGTGGGTACTATTCGCGCGATCTGGGCGGTACAGGATCGCATCGCGCTCGACGCTGACGAGGAGCGAACCGTCGATTTGAAGCGGGAGATGGTCGCCGGGCAGGAACGCGTGGTCTGGAATCCCGCGCTCACCCTGCCGGCCAGAGACTACGAGTTCACCGACGCGGAGACCGCGCGCATCAAGGCGGCTCTCCAGACGTGGGACTCCTATGGTGTCGCCGCTGATCGGCGGTGGCTTGAGCCGATCGTTGAGGTCCTGTTCTCGGCAGATGTGGAAGGAGGACGATGACAATGCAGACCCAGACTCTAGCCGATGCCGGCCACATCCAGGTCCTCGCGCTCGTGCTCTCGGTTGTCACGGCAGCAGCCACGGCGATGAATGTATATGTGGGCCTTCGGCTCGCCGCGCTTCAATCGAAGATGAAGGCCGATGCAGCCTCACTGGAAACCACGTTGATCAAGCAGTTTGTTCATTGGAAGGATGAAGTGCTGCAGGCAATCAACGGCAAGTATGTGAGCGCGGCACTGATCGCCGAGATTCGCAGCAGTATGGGGCACGAACTCGCCCAGATCGCTGCGCGCCTCGATCATCTTGAGCGCCGGTGCGAATCCCGCACCGAAGAACGCCTTGCACAACGCGCCCGCGACTCGCGCGGCTGCGAAGGGTGATCAGCCCGTCCTCCGGCGCCGTGCATCCCTCTTCTTCTTGACTGGCTCCGCAGCGGTAGCAATCGGCTCCAACAACCGCTCGCGTAACTCGTCGGCGATTCGGCGCAGCTCGTCCGGCGACGCCGCACCGCGAATCCGCGCCTGAAGATCGGCAAACCGGGTTGAGTCCATCCGGCTCCTCACTCCCCAGACGCCGCCGGCGTCTTGCTGCTACGCACCAGGTGCCGCTCGTGGTCGAAGTAGTAGCCTTTGGCTACAACCACGGCGCCGCTCCTGATACGCTCTTCGATGGACTCGATCTTCCTGGCCGCCTCGAGATTCGCCTTCCACTGGATATCCTGCCAAGCCACTACTTCGCGAAAGTCTTCGTCGGTCACGAAGTCGATCTCCATCTGCTTCGGGGGCCTCTTGATGAGGCGAAGTTTGGGAGTCGCTTCGTCTGCCATACGAAGATTCTACGGCGAACAAAAAGCGAAATCAAATACGGATTAGTAGCGGTCACGCCCCTGTGCGGGCCCTACAGTTTGTGGCTTTCGCCACAACACTTATCCCACCTTCTGTTTCCGCCGACTCGCAACCGGCTTCTCTCCAATAGCTTCCGAACCAGCAACACGCACGGCCTGTAACGCAATTTCCGCAGACGGCGTGGCCTTCTTCTGTCGCACCAGGGCAAGAAGCCATTCGATGTACTGCTCTTCCTGAGAGCTGAGTTCGCCAAATGGCGACGCTGCTTCGACTTGCGTGGGCGCAGCGGCCTTGTGAGGATGCTTGCCGGTCTCACCCATCGCGTCCAACCACGCCGTAAATGCTTGCTCCGAAGCATCTTTCATCTTCAGGCCACGTGTCGCGACGGCGATCTTGACTTGGCGGTGGAGTTCTTTCGGCAGTTCGATGCCAAATTTTATTTGGTTCTGTTCCATGGCGTTGCGGTTGTTTGAAGCCTGATCGCGCGCACTTCATCGCAATCGCGATTGACAACAATCGCGATTTCGCGAATAATGATCTTTCAACTTCAACTCAACTATGGAACACCCAATCCTCAAACGCAAGGCGAACCGGAAAGACGATCCTGTCAAGGGCGGAGTGAAAGTTTCCCACAGGGGCGGAGGAAAAGGGAACCACTTCCTTTCCTCGGCAGGCCG